TACAATTGGGGAACTATGTTCTTACCACATGACGGACAGTCTAAAGACTTTAAGCATGGAATATCAGCAGAAGATATTATGCGTAAACTTGGTTGGGACGTAAGGATAGTTCCTAAACAAGATATAGAGTCTGGTATTAAACTAGCACGAATGAACTTTCACCGTATATACTTTGACAAGTCAGCAAATAGACTTGTTGAATGTTTAAAGAATTATCGCAGAAGTATAAACTCTGCAACTAACGAACCTGGTGCGCCATTACATGACGAATATTCTCATGGTGCAGACGCATTTAGATACTTATGTACTTCCATAGAGAACATGAAGAACGAGTCATGGTCTAGTGGTAAGATACAATATAATAACCGAGGAATAGTATGAAGATACAAGACATGGAGATAATTGCACAGATAGAGGCAGAAGAGAATATTGCCTATGGTGTAAATGATAGTGCATTGTCTAATGATAGAGCAGAAGCGATTGACTATTACCTAGGACAACCATTCGGTAACGAAGAAGAAGGTCGTTCACAAGTTGTATCTTATGACGTTCAAGACACGATTGAGTCAGCATTACCACAATTACTTAAAGTATTTGTAGCCGGTGATAAAGTTGTTCAGTTTGACCCTAAAGGTCCTGAAGACCAAGATGCAGCAGAACAAGAAACAGATTATATTAACCACGTAGTCATGGAGCAAAACGAAGGCTTCAAGATATTCTACGTATGGTTTAAAGACGCATTACTCTCTAAAAACGGTTATGTAAAAGTATATGCCGAAGAAGAAGAGGAAGAAGAAGAATACGAATATAAAGGTCTTACAGACGCACAACTACAAATGTTGGCTTCAGATGAGAACACAGAAATACTAGAACACGAAGCCTATCCTGACCCATCTGTCAACATGGATGCACTTATCCAACAAGCTATGGCTATGGGACAAGACCCAATGGGTATTATGCAACCTATGTTACATGACGTTAAGCTCAAGGTTACAGAAAAGAATACAGAGATTGTTATTGAGAACGTAGCACCTGAAAACATGATGGTATCTGTAGAAGTATCAGGTCCTAACCTACAAGATGCACGTTTCGTTCAGCACAGAGAAGTCATGCAATTAGCTGACATTGCTGAAACATTTGACAAGCCACTAGAATACATTAAGTCTATCATGTCAGACCTTCGTGATACGTTTGAAGAAGAGTCTAATGCACGTGATATTTATGACGAAGAATATGATAGAGCTATTGAGTCTAACGAAGCTCTAGTTAAAGACACATACATTAAGTTAGATGGTGAAAGACATAGAGTAGTAGTGTTAGGCAATACTATTCTCTACAAAGAGAAATGCGAGTATGTTCCTTTCGCATGTATCACACCAATGATTATGCCACATAGACATATTGGTCGTTCTTATGCTGACTTGACTATGGACATTCAGCTTATCAAGTCTACACTTATTCGTGGTCAGTTAGATAACATGTATCTAGCTAACAATGGTCGTTATGCTATTTCTGATAGAGTAAACCTAGATGATATGCTCACATCAAGACCAGGTGGTATTGTTCGTGTAGAAGGTGACCCAGGTTCAGGCATTATGCCTTTATCACATCCACCACTACCAGCATCATCATTCGGTATGGTTGAATACATGGACTCTATGAAAGAGAAGAGAACAGGTATTACAGCTTATAACCAAGGCTTAGATTCTAACAGTCTTAACAAAACAGCTACAGGCGTATCACAAATCATGAACGCTTCGCAACAACGTATAGAGTTAGTAGCTAGAACATTTGCAGAAACAGGTGTAAAAGAGTTATTCAAACTTGTTCACAGACTCGTTAGAACTACACTTACTAAACCTGACATTGTTCGTATTAGAAACAAATGGGTAGAAGTAGACCCAAGAGAATGGGAAGACCGTAAAGACTTATCTATCTCTGTAGGTTTAGGTGCAGGTAATAAAGACCAACAGTTAATGCACTTGACTACTATATTGAATATGCAAAAAGAAGCTATCCAAATTGGTATTACTTCACCAGAGAAGATATACAATGCTTTAGCTAAACTCACACAAAATGCAGGCTTTAAGAACCCTGAAGAGTTCTGGGTAAACCCAGCTAATACACCACAAGTAGAAGGTCAGCAAGATAAACCTTCTGAAGCAGAGATTGCTGTTCAAGGTCAATTACAAATAGAACGTGAGAAAGCACAAGCTCAGTTACAACAAGAGCAGGTACGTTCACAAAATGATGTTATAATTGAACGTGAGAAGATAGCAGCACAAGCAGAACTTGAGAGATTTAAAGCTCAACTTAAAGCTGAAACAGATTTAGCTATCGCACAAATCAAAGCACAATCAGGAATGGTATATGGCGGATAAGTCACTAGAAGAAGTAAAACGTGGTGAACAAGCAGCAGTAATATTAGACAATCCTATTTACCAAGAAGCTATTGCTAAGGTAAAAGAGAACATTGTATCTACTATGGCTAATAGCCCACTAGGTGACGAAAAGACTCACAACAGATTAGTAATCGCACTACAATTACTAAACCAAATTAACAAACAACTTACTGACGTTATGCAAACAGGTAAGCTAGCAGCTATTCAAACGGATAGACCTAAGTTTAAGATATTTGGATAGTTTCATTCGTAAGTGGTTTTCCAGTATTTTGAGTGAAAACCATTTTTACAGGGAAAAAGAATTTGGGTAAGGACAAGCCCACTTAAGACTCTTATGAGTCTTTTTTATTGTCTAATTTCAAGGAAAATATTATGAGTGACCAAGTCGTAGAACAGTCACCACAAAGCCGATTAGAGGCTATGCTAGGTGATAGTATTCAAACTGATGTAAAAGAACTAGATGTTCCTGAGCAACCAGTAGAAGAACCACAAGAAGAAGCTGAAGTACCTACAGACGAAACATCTGAAGATACAGACGTTGAACCTACAGAAGAATCAGAAGAACCTGAAGCTGAAGAAGAAGAACAGTCGGAAGATGAAGTTCCTGCTATCTTAAAGTTAAAGGTCAATGGTGAAGAAGTAGAAAAACCTTTAGAAGAGGTTGTAGCATTAGCACAACAAGGCTTAGACTACACACAAAAGACACAACAAGTCGCAGAGCAACGTAAAGAGCTAGAAGCCTATGCTGAGAGTATTAAAGCTCAAGAGCAAGCCTTTCAAGAACAGATGCAACTTAATAACGTGTTAATTGAAGATGTAGCTAAAATTACAGCACTAGACCAACAACTGAACCAATATGCAAACGTGAATTGGCAACAGTTATCTGATAGTGATTTTGTAGAAGCGCAAAAACTTTTCTTTACATATAACCAACTACAGCAAGAACGTAGTCAACTCGTTTCACAGTTTGAAGCCAAAAAGCAAGAAGTTGTTAATAAGCAAACGCAATTGATGGCTGAGAAGATAGCTAAAGGTAAAGAGATTCTAGCTAAAGAGATACCAAATTGGAGTCCTGAGACTAACCAAGCATTGTTATCTACTGGCAGAGACTATGGTTTTTCTGATGCAGAACTCAACTCAATTGTTGACCCTCGTCACGTAAAGGTTTTGCATGACGCTATGCAATGGCGCAAACTTCAACAAAAGGACTCAATTGTAAAGAAAAAGGTATCAAGCGCTAAACCAGTCGTGAAACCTGGAGCTAAAGATACCAAAGCGGAAGCTAATTCTAACGTACGTCAATTACGTGAGTCATTACGTAAAACAGGTAAGTCAGATATAGCTGCAAAACTTATAGAAAACATGCTTTAATTTACAAAGGAAAAGATAATCATGGCAGCATCAGCAACCAATAGTTATACCGGTAAAGGTATAGCGGAGTCATTCGAAGATATTATTTTTGATATTTCTCCAGAAGATACACCATTGCTTTCATTAGCAAAAAGAATGTCAGCAGGTCAAACATACCATCAATGGCAAACAGACGCACTAGCAGCAGCTGGTACGAATACAGCAGTTGAAGGTGATGACGCTTCATTCGCAACATTACCTGCTACAACAGTATTAGGTAACTACACACAAATCTCACGTAAGACAGTTCAAATTTCTAACACTTATGACGTTGTACGTAAGTACGGTCGTAAGTCTGAAGTTGCTTACCAACTTATGAAAGCTGGTAAAGAACTTAANNCGCAGCAACAGCTCGTTCAACTGCAGGTATTGAGTCTTGGATTGTTAATCGTGTATTAGCAACAGGTTCTACATCAGGTACAACTCCTGGTTTCAGCAACGGTACAGTTGCAGCTCCAACAGATGGTACATCAGTAACATTCATTGAAGCAGACTTAAAGTCAGCATTACAATTGGCATGGACAGACGGTGGCGAGCCATCATTAATCCTTATGTCAGCTACAAACAAAGCTCGTTTCTCAGGCTTTGCTGGTATTGCTACTAAGTTCAACAACGTTCAAGGTACAACACAAGCTACAATTACAGATCGGAAGAGCACACGACTGAACTCCAGTCACGTTTCGGAATCTCGTATGCCGTCTTCTGCTCGAATAAAAAACGAAAAATAAACTGATATCAAGACATATAAATAAAATCACAACAATAGATACAACTATACAAAGTAACACACCTCACAAAAATGAGAGCGAA